CACGAGCTATAGCCATGCGTTTTGCTGTCTCGTCCAGAGTTCTGTCTAAATCAAGTCTCTTGGTGATTTGACTAAGTCGTGCGTCTGTATCAGCTCTTGTTTTTGCTTCGAGGTTACGTTGAGCAATGTTCTGTAATGTTCCCTCTTTGGGCTGCACCAACCACGGCATACCCTGTTGGGGAGCATTTCTCTGAAAGAAGTCCTCCATCTCAGCCATTGTGGCGTGGGGATTTGCTTTCTTAAATTCCTCGAAGAGTTTGGCAACCTTAGACCTTTCGCCGCGCCAATAGTCGCCACGGTCCTGAAAGCCTTGAGTTACTGCAAAGTTATAATAAGACATTAATTTTTTTCACCCTTTAGAAATCCCAAAAGTTCGGGTCGTTACGACCGGGCTCATATTGAAAATCGCTGTGGTAGTTGTTATCCCACATTCTATCGAGCCAGCCTCCTACTCCTTGGCTAATATCGTTGATGTAACTCCCGTATGATTTACCAGCATCAATTGCGTTCTTATTGTGCATGTTTATGAGATGACGGTTTTGATCCATCACATTGTTACCAATTGTCCCGGCGTTTTGATAAAGCGAATTGGAACTTTCGAGGTTAGATTTATAAGGACTGAAAACCCCTGTTCGAAGCCCGATCCCCGCCTTGGAAGCAGCCGAGCCCGGCGCTAGATATTTAGCCAGCCCGGTTCCAAGACGACCAGTAAGCTGGTCATAAATTCCTGACCCCATTCTGACGGGAGCGCGGAAATCCCCGGCGCTTGTAAGGCCACGAGAATAGACCCCGCTTCGAAGTTGGTTGTAATCAGATGATGCGGCGGTCGGAAGATCGCGCATCCCCAACAAGGCATTTAACGCCTTATCATATGGTGAGGCAGCTTGCGACAGAAGATCACTTCGAAGCCCCATTCTGTTGGCAATTCCAGCCTTGTTCATATCTTGTCGGCCAGCCAAGTATTTCAGTGCGCTGTCACGGGCGCCTACTCTGGCGTTTGAGTATTGGTCGGCAAGACGTCTTGCGATTTCAGACCGCGCATCTGTTGCAGCGGTGCTTTCGTCCATACCTTTTCGTATTAGGTCGGCCTCATTTTTTGAGGCGACCAATCTTCCGGCCCGGTCAACGTCAGAAAAGGCCGCCTCTGTGCGGCTGTCAATTTCTGCATCGATGTCGGCTGGTGAAAATTCTTCGAGCTTTGCAAGCATATCATCAGGATCGGTAAACTGGTCATTGATCGCTTGCAGATGCGCGACCATTTCATCAATTTCATTTACTGTTCTGCCGCGTTGATTTTCGGCAAATGCTCTTTCTCTTAATCTGTCTGTACGATTAATCTCGTATTGCCTAGTTGCAAATTCACGTTCGATCTCAGCTTGAGCGCGTTCCTCATAAAACCTTTTGAGGTCTTCGTTTCGCTCTCCAGACGCGATAGCTTTAACATTGGCCAGCTCGTTTTTTGCAAACTCGCGTTCTTCCTGTGCAATGTTTTGGTTATTAATAATCTGGTTAAGCATAAACTCGCGCTGCTTGGCAGCGGCGACGTCCTCTTTAATCTGGCGCTGTATTGTATATTGGCGTTCCGCCATTAACCGCCGCTTAAATTCTTCTACTTGCTTTTCATCAAACCGTCGTTCGCCTTCCGTGATGCGACGGTTCATAGCATTCATTTTGCGTTGATATTCGTTCTCCTCTCTCCGCAGACGATCACGATCCTGACCCATAAGGAGATTAAAATTTTGGAGATCAAGCTGTTTATTGGCAAGACGTTCTTGTACAGCCTGGGCATGCATCGATGCTGCTGCGGTTGCGGCCTGCGCCCGCCCCGCCTGTATGGCTCCGAAAACCTTACTGCCAATACTTAAAGCTGCTGAGAAGCTCATTTAATCTTGCCTCACTATACCTGTATAACACCAAGATTTCCTGAGAAGCCGCTAGGCGTCTGTGCGGTCGTTTGCTCCTCCTCTTGTCTTTTTCGGGCCAACATCGCTAGGTATTCAGAGGCGGTCATTGGTGATGTGCTTGTAAAGTCTTGGAACTGTGGAACACCACCTGGGCCAAGGGCTGCAAGTATCTGGTCACGTTCAGCCTGTAATGCCGCCGCAGAGTTCGTATGGTCAGTTTCAAGTCTTTGTTTCTCACCCTGAAGCCGACCTCTGATTTGCTCGATTTCATCAAGGGCTTGAACAGCCGCATAAAGCTGTTGTTTTTCTTCAATCAACCCAAGAGCGTCCATCTGTTCAGTAATCGCATTTAGGTCTGAAAAGTTAGTAGCACCAACACTTTCAAGAAGGGCTTGTGCATTGGTTTCAATCGTATCTCTTTCAGTGTTAAGCGCATCCAACCTTTGATCGATGGATGACCGGGCTGTTTCTATAGCCGCATTAACATCACCTACCCTCCCTCCTGAGTACGGCGCAAGATCAGCGCCTATTCCCATCAGACTGGACAAACCTTCCCGCATTCCCGCTTCGTCGTAAGGACTGTAGTCGGCGGCTCCAGTATTGATTGTTTCTGCGCGACCAAGGAAGTCATCGATATTGGTGGCTCTTTCATCACGTAATGCTTGAAGGGCATCGCTGGCTCCGGTTAAGCGTTCCGAGGCTGTGCCAAAATCATATGGAAGAAGAGAGGAAAAGCCAGAAATGTCCTCTTGTGCGTCTGAAATAGTGTCGCCCAGACTATCGAGAGCGTTCAAATTATACATATCAGCGCCCTCTGCGCTGGATAACAGACCACGGGCTCCGGTTCTAGCAAGGTTTTGTGCCTGCTCTATTCGCGCAAGCTCGGCTTCCCTTTCCGCCATCTTGCTTCCAACTTTGCCTTCAAGACCCAGAAGGTTTGACATTGTTGGGTTAAAGTCTGTGGCAATGTCACTGGTGAAACGATTAATGCCAAGCTGCTGCGCGTCGATATCTCGCTGCAAATCTTTTAGACCTTGCTCATTAACAATGGTTAAGGGATCGTATCGTGCAGAAAGGGCATCATAACCCTGTTGCTGCTGAGTTCTAAAGTCAGCAATACGGCCAAGCTCTGTGTCACGCCTGCCTTGCAAGCCTGACAGATTTGTTGTCGCAGTCCCTAGTTGCTGGTTAATTGTCGGAAACAGTCCACCGGCCCCATCAGAATACATTTGAGATGCGATTGGTGAATTAAAAGCCGCCAGCCTGCTTCTTATAGCGTCAAGGCCGGTTGAAAGTGCATCAATCCCCGTCTGTGTGCCGATACCTTGTCGACCAATTTGACCTGTAAGCTGCCCAAGATTTCCTAATGCTTGAGAGCGGTAATCAGTAACACGGCGTTCTTCAGCGCCACGACGTTGATTTAGATCGGCGATACGATTACTCAGACCTCCAATTTCGCCGAGGTAGTTTGTTCTCATATTTTCATTTACTTGATTAAGTGTAGGTATCCCGACAGAAACAGAGCCATAAGGAGACTGCATTGCACCCTGCCAAGTGGGCCTTGTCTGGTTAAATTGGAGAGCGTTTAAACCACTACGAAGATCGGCTACCTGCCCCGCATAATCTGGCGCGTTATCATCAAGGTCAGCAATCGTTAAACCACCGAGAGTGTCTCGCATGGTGTTAATGCCAGCGCCTTGATTTGCCAAGCTGGTATTGAATTGCCCAACCGCAGTATTATACGCATCAGCAGTAGTCTGTCGTTTTGCCAATTCTGCGGCAGCCCATTCGGCTTTTTCCTGTGTGTAATCGGGTGGAGGAGGTGGTGGAGCAGGAGGTCGTTTACCCATGATCTTTATCCATTTCTAAGAACCGGCATTCTTCTTTAAGGAGACCCCAGACGATTGCGTCGTCGTCGTCTGAGAAATACTTTCGGAGCAGTCCTTCTTGTTTGCTTCCCCAAGCTGCCATGACTTTTGCTGCTTTTGGGTTTGACTGCGCCGTAAGGGCTGAAACTCTGGAAACTCCGCAGTGTACGAAAGCGTATTCAGCGATAAATTTGAGGTATTTTCTGCTGCACCATCTCGCATCTTCGATGGCGATGTGTACATGAATGTCCCTTCCTGTGAAGTCAGAGAAAAGGACGCCTCCAGCAAGTTGGCCATCGACCAGAAAGCCGTAGCCTGCTGCGTTTTCATAAACTCTTCCGAGACCGATTTTTTCGCTGACCCAGGGTCCAAATTGTTTGACATCGCTTATTACCTCTATCTTCAAGCTGAAATCACCGAAGTTGCCAAAGAAACTTCGAGGTTATTTCCAGACGAATTACTGGTAATGGTGTAACCAAGAGATTTTGATGAAGTTGTGGCATCAATCTCAATTGGTGTTCCAAGAGTTATTTCATTGGGTGTGCTGCTGACTGAGTAAGTGCTGCCAACATTTACGCCCCCTGCCCTGATTTGTATTGTGCAGGTTCCAGATGATGTTCTTACTGCCAGCCCATCGACCCGAACTTTCTGTTTCCAAAGCCGGGTCATATCAACAGAACCGTTCGCGGCTGTTCCCTGCTTGTCGTACATCGTGTTGGTAGCCAAGACACTCGGCAACTGGCTAAATGGCAGACGTCCCGAACTATCGAGTTGGGCCACACCGTTTGCTGCACCTTTTTGCGTAACAGGAACCACAGACGTTAAATCAACGGCAGAGTATTCGAGCGCTGTTCCCGTAGCATTTACGCGAATGAACTGAGCTGCGTTTGACGTAGAGAATGTCGGAAGCGAGCTTTCCGGGTTAGCTTCGAGATATTGGGTGCCGTCATAAAACTTGAGCTTGTTTGGACTTTGACTTGTGTCGAGCCAGAGGTTTCCTGTAGCCGATCCTGATGGTGTTGAGGAACCTGAAACAATTTTTGCTGCTGTGCTCAACGTTGTAGCTAAACCGCTTACCTTTGCTGTCGTAAGATCGGCATCAGCAATTTGTAGTTTTGAGTAAGGAATTTTGCCTGTAGCGACGTCTGTAAAATCCGCCTCAAGCATCAGGCCGGTAACAGCCAAGGATGAAGTGTTCTCAACAGTAATGATTGATACTAGGTTTCCGGTTGCTACCGCACTATTAAACTGCACCACGTTTGATGCAGGTATCAGCGTGTAATCGTTAGAGCCGCCTTCCCTCTGGAGAATGCCGTTTTTATAAACCTGGAGAACGGTATTTTCGTCGAACGTGAACGAGAAGTTAATCTGGCTTGATACTGTTACTGTGTCACTTCTTGTGAAACCCGTAACAGATGTTGCTCGAACCTTCGAAATAGTGACAACAGCATTAGTGGACTGCCCCGCATTAAACGTAACAGCACCCGCGCTTCCTGAACCCGCCGTGGGGCTGGTAGTATAATCATTAGAGCCCCCTTCTCTTTTTAGAAGGCCGTTAACCCAAACAAGCAATGTGTCTGTATCCGCGTGTGCATAATCAAAAACTGTTTGCGCGTTCGTGGAAACATAATCTGTCCGCCCATGAAAGATGGGAGCACCAATTGTCCCCGCTTCTGAGCCGGAGGTGCCACGTAGAGATGCGATGCTGGCAAGCGTTATCCATCCAGTCGTGGCGTCTGCGTATGTTCCAACGCGATATTGGATACCCGCAGCGCTATCATTTCTCATCTCTATTGGACCGGCGAAATTACCACTGCTGTCAAAAAGAACCGACATAAGCTCGCCGATTGTTTTGTCTCCCAGTTCACCAGCATTTACATAGCGAACGAGACTTTCAAATTCGGCATTTATTTGCGAAGAACTGCCGTAATTTTGTGGATTGGTCTGCCGTAATCTTGCCATACTTTCCTAACCTCTCACCACAATGGCGATACCCATTAAGCGAAAAATTTTGTTACCCTTCCGAACCACAATTTTATATTGCGCTCCGCGATAACGAGTTTCCCACTTTCGCTCATATTGTTTCGAAAGTGGCACATCAATGAACCTGTTGTCGTCCGTATCGTCTACTTCAAAGCTAATTGCCCCAAGGCTTCTTCCCTCTTCGTCTGTAGCCGTGACATCTATGATGCCTTGGCCCGACGCTTGGATAACAAGGCTGTGAGTTTGCTTCTGATTATTAAAGTCCCCGTGCCACAACATAGGGGTAACAAGGGTGACGTCTGGGGTTGTGGCGCTTTCCTGATCGATCTTGTCGATAGTGTACATTCCACCGGGTGTTCCGTAGATCAGCTCTCCACCCAAAAAACTGCCGCAACGTGCATTTAGAAAATCACCAGTTGACCACTTAGGCTGCGGAGCTTCCCCTTCTGGATTAAGAGAAAGGCTCAAACGCTTGGTGTTAACACCACCAGTTTGAGGAAAGAAAATATGATACTGACTTTCGTCCTGATCCCAGACAGCCGATATCGTCTGAGGGTCTTCTACCGCCTTAAAATACTCTCTATATAACAGGTCAATCTTGTCACTCAGAGACAGGCTAAAAACAAGGATACCGTTTTCTTGGCTCCGTCTTATTGAGTGGACCCCACTCCGCGAACAAAAGAGAACGTCTGTACCAGCGTTGACAATCGTATTATGGGATATGCAGCCGATGTGAATGTTGGTGCGGTCGTCAATTGTCCAAGCTGAGATGTCGGGGTCAATCTGGTATAAAAGAGCACGGTCAGACGTGAATATAACAATTCGGTTTTGTTCAAAAGCTGCAAGGCCCGTGATCTGGTCGGCACTACCGATTTGGTTTGCAATATCGATATAACCACCGCGAAGTGCGTCTGTACTTGTTGGGTCTTCGTCTTCTGGAAATATTTCCCCTTGGTCGACCCGGCTGATATGTACTTGGGTTTCCTTCCCCGGTATCCCCGCTACTGCCATTCTCCGTTGAACTGATACCGCAAAAGATGGTGCTAATTTTATTAAGGCTGGGGACTGGTTTGTTACCCATTTAATTCCATCATATCTGTAAGGCGTTAGTGCTCGCGCAAAAATGTGAACGTTCTGGTTAAAAACGCAGCCGCTAACAACAGCATTCACGGGATAAGCGTCTGTGATGACATGATCTCGGTCTGAGTTCATGTTCAGGCCACTGCCAGTTTGTTCAACCCAAGCGGCCTCACCAATTCCAAAGTGTTTTATATAGATGACTTTATAAGAACCTTTTCTAAAGGTAGCCCCCGGATCGCGTACAACTTGTCCGCGCCAGTCACAGTAGGCATTTTCTATTCTATGAAGGGTTTGTTCCGTCTTGGTGTCCTGAGACTTGAGGTCTCGTGAGGTATCAAGACCTTGAAAGTTCTCATAACCGATAATCTTGGTCTTAACGCCATGAGGGGACTTTGAGGTCGTCGCCATTAGCTACTCGATGCGTAAGGCAAACCGTTGTATGAGCTAGTTTTATCTTTAAAGTTTCTTTTATTTGTTCCCTCATCAACGATCCGCAGACGTATGTTGGTATTCCCATTAAGCTCTTGCCAAAGAAGTTGGTTCATATTGCGGTTATAAAGAGGTGCGAAAATTTCAATTTTTTCCGAACCCTGCTGCATTGCGTAATGATAAAGAAGCCCAGAGCGAACAATGGTGTCGTTAATCGGTCGGGTGTCGGTGATTGATGTGTAGTAATCAAGAACCGGATATCCCGTGTAATACGGGTGTGATCTAACATCATCTATGACTTGGTTGGCGAATTGCAGAAACATAGACAAGACCGAACTGTCTACAGTGCCAGGGTTAAAGTCACCAAACTGGCGTATAGCTTGAAGCGATATGGTTTCAAGAGATGAGTGACCATTTTGCAAATGCGGGTTTTGAGTTGAAACGCCGGGATCAGTCGTTGTCAAAATTCGACTATCAGACGAATGAACCGCCTCAGTCATAGTGTGGCCGTCGTGGCTGTGTGTCGGGCCAGTATATAGTTCACCAGTGGTGAGGTAATACGCCATTAGGCTTTCCTAACAATACGTCCTAAATCGACAAAATGATGACGTGCAAATCTTTCAACTAGCTCGCTAGGCACCTCCCATTCGAGATGACCGTTTGAATAATTTCTGATTGGTCTGATATCCATACAGTCAAACATGGATGGTTCTTTTTCACGGCTTTCGAACCAAACAGTTTTCGGTTCTTGTTTAGGCTTTGTTTCTTTTAAGGGTTCTGACATTCATTATTCTCCAAATAGAAATGGGGAGGCTGTTACGCCCCCCCATAAAATACGCGGTACTACTAAACTGGTCGTCCCGATTAGGTATTGGCCGTCCAGTTTTTGATGTAGGAGTGGACTTTGTCCTGAATGAGTTCCATACCGCATTCGGTAAGGTACTCGTGCGTGACACTGTCCGCGCCCGGTGATTGCCGGTTCTCCAACAAGGAGGTATCCCGATCTTGCAAGTAGCGGTATGTAAGATAAGGAAAGTCAATGATGACCATAGACTTCTTCATGTTGGGTACTTGGCGGAACTGAGGATGGAGATGAACCATTAAGTCCCCAGCAAAAGTTTGATAGCGGGTGAAGTTTACACCATAGCTACCTTCAACCTGCGTTGGCTGCCAACGGCTTTTTCCAAATTCTTGCAAGTGATGAGCGACAGTCTCGCCAACAAATGCAATCTTTTGTTTGGAGCCATACTTGAAGACAGTACTGATGAGCTGCTCATCAAACTGGCTTTCAGACATGGTCCCGTCACCGTCGATAGCAGAAGCAACGTCAATGACGTTGGTCAACTGCGTGGTCAGACCGCCCGTGTAACGGGTGGGCTGTGCAGTGGAGCCGTTTGCTTCGTGCTTTTTCCCAAAGAACATAGCCCGCTCGATGTCGGACATATGAAGTTTGAGAGCCTTGGTCATAGCCTCGTCTTCCTTATCTCCAGTGCGGAGGTAGGTTGACTGCAAAGTGCCGCTAACTGAGAACGCAGTACGAAAGATTTGCGTATAGTTGGAAGCGACCGTTGCGTCGAAGCTGATGGCCGTTGGAGTTGACGCACCTTCCGATGCGGCAAAGCCAGCGACGAACAGGTCGTCGTTGTCCGTGATGGTGTAGGATGTGCCACCGATGTTACGAGTTACAACAAGGTTTGTTGCGGTCGTATCGGCAGTGACGTGCATGACTTCACCAGTGTTGCTGTTGACAACAATAGCACCGCTAATCGCGTACTTATTGTCATCGCTTGCATCCACAACAATGGTAGTGGCTGAGTTATTATAGCCGCCGCCATTATTTACTTTGAGTTTCCGGTCAGGAAGCTCGTCACGGAAGTTTTTGTACTCAGGATCGTCTGTAGCTTCAGACGAGCCCATTGCGAGTAATGCGTTAAGCGGTGCATTACCATTTGGCTCTAACAGGGTGAAAAGTTCCCTGTAGTTTTTAGGCCGGAAATCGACGCCAAATTCGCCGGTTCCCCGTAGCCCTTGAATGCCTGCCATGTGAAAAATCTCCTTTTAAGCTAGGCGTTAATAGACAAAAGGTTTCAGCGAGCGTCGGAGGAATTATCATCTCCCTGCTCTAGTCTCGTATCGGGCCGAAGCGCGATTAGTCGATAGTATCTACGTCTGTCAGACGTTGTCGTCCTTAGAGGGACTGATTTCTGGAAGACATGATCTTCTGGGCCATTTGGCCAAGTCGATCACCCTCCGCTGCTGGAGCCGGGGCGCCTTGTGCAGTTGGTGTGCTTCCAAGACCACCTGTATAAGCCAGACGTTTTTCTGTCATAGCTTTCAGTTGGTCAAACTGGTTACTCTTTAGATGCCCATCAAACTCTTGCATGTATTTGTATGCATCGTCTGCATCGAGGAAATCATCAAGCGTAAGCCCGATCATTTGCATCCAAGTTTCAAATTGAGGTGCTTGGTCGTCTGGGATACGAAGAGCGTTTTGTGCGCGGTCAATGTTTACCGCAATTGAGTTCATTCGATTTTGGTCGGCTTGGGCGCTCACATCTTGCGAGTTTTGTTTCATTGCATCCATACCGCCTTGAAGCATCGGTATGATTTGTCTTAAAACGCCTTCCATATTATCCATTCGGCCATTAACAGCATTACTCGTGTCATTCATGGCCAACAAGTTTTCGATGCCTGGGGGCAAATCATCCAAAGCATTTTTCTTAGCCCACTCTTTTAAGGCCGCAGACACGTCCTCATTGGAGTTAGATTGAACCTCACTAACATTTACCTGCGGATTGCTGGGTGTGTTGGGGTCTCCTAACGTTGGGCTGGCTGCTCCTCCTTTTGCAATGGAGGCCAAATCGGTTGCTATATCCTGAACTGTCCGATTTGGGTTAGACCTCATATATTCTTCGATCACTGACATTACCGGCTTGAGCTGGGCATTTCTGTGATTAAGAGCCTTATACCGGCTCATTGTCCCTTCTATTTGCTTTTTGGTGTAGGGAGTATCACCAATAGTTACAGCAACTTCATACTCGACGCTTTCAGCTTTAGCTTTATCATCTTCCGTAACGGGCGCTGCTGCCGTATTGGCTGCATCTTGCGCTGAATCTTTAGGCTCTGCTACCGGCGGCGGTGGGACATTTGGCTGTCCGACGTTTGCGGGGTTTGCAGGGTTTGGGGCGGTTGCAGGGTTTGGGCCTAATCGGTTGGCGGCGATACCGTCTACGGCTGCGGCCATATCTTCGGGACTTTGTCTTGTGGGGGCGATAGCCATTTAATACTCCTCCCGGCCTTGGCGGGGTTAGATTTCAAAGAGTTACATCTTCAATGTTTGACTGAACCTTGTCGTCCCTATCGAGCGCAATTTCGTTTTCAAATTTGATACGTGCTTTTTCTGGAAGGTTAAGCATTTGCTTGGCGGCCCATATTGTCCCGCGTCTGAAGTTAATTTCATCCACTGACATTTCAGTCTTGTCTGCAATCGCCATTGCAGACGCAACAATTTCCTCTTCCATTATTTTTCGAAGAAGTTGCCAGCCCTTATTTTTATCAAGGGTGTTTAAAGCCTTGATCGCGGCATGAGGGTTCACTTCTTTACTTTTTTCCCACGACGAACGATTGGCTTGCCTGCCATAACGGTCTTATGACCTTTAGGCATTGGACCCTTGTTAAATTGGGCTGTTACGGCTGCGGTGTCTTTTTTCATTTCTTTACTCCAAGTTTTGTCAAAAGGTTTTGCACAGTGCGCGTTTCGTAAATTCGTATCATCATCCAAACTAAAGTTGCGAGTGAGGCAACAGCCGGTATCCATTGAAAAAAAGAAGCGGCCCCTACCGTTATTGCTACAGCATCTATGGGAGTTTTTTCGTCCATCACTTACCCCCTAACCTTTTGGCAATAATTTCCTCGGCCATTGGGAGAAGCCTAATGCCGCAGTACCCAACTAAAAAAGCAATCGCTGGACCCCAAACCATATCAAGCGCCCAATGTTTCATAATCGGAGGAATAAAAAATTCGGCAGCGATCCACCCCACAAGCAGGGCTAATGCGACGTCTTTGGCTGCCGATATATCAAACTTTTTTTGGGTCAGACAATTGGTCGCCCCTCCAACGCCTGCTGAAATAATGCAGCAGGTCTTAGCTCCGATTGTTGTTATTAACCACTCCATAACTACTCACCCTCAACTAAAGATTAACGAACCAAATATTCTTCAATGTCTGAGTTGATGTCCCTCATCTTGATCCAACGATCACCGATGGGCTGACCTTTTCGTACCCGCAGTTTTCCGACAAGTCCGACCGCCGACCATTCCTTTCGATCTTCGCGTGGAACATATTCCTGATCTGCATCGAAATCGGGGTTGAGCTGTCGGTCTCCGTCTTCGGTAAGGTCGTAACCTCCGAAGTCATTGCGTAGATACTTACCTCGCCATTTGTTCCAAGCGTTGTCTCCCACGACGCAGGGGTTTCCGCTCACAACACCGATTATCTGCGAGGCGTCATCGTCATCGGTAGCTGCTCTAATTTTTTCGTTATCAAGAACGACAGATAAACCGCGTCGGTCCTGGTCGTCTGAATTTCCATCAGCCCACTCAAAATATTCGCTATAGTCTGCGCCACTTCCTGAAAACGACCCGTCTGCATACGCCTCGCCGTCTCCTCTGAGATTATGCTCTACATCGGAGCCTCCGCTGGATTTGGTTTGCAAGAATGCGTAGGCGCTGTTGGCTGCTCTGGTAACAACCAGCAAGGTGTTAATATTGGCGTAGGTCGCATGGGTTGCGTCGGAATAGAGGCACTGTTCACCTGCCGCAGAGTTCAACAAATGCAGTCTGGCAGAAGCCCCGGTAAGCGTTCCTATGCCGAGGCGTCCTCCAGTAGATAATGTCATTTTTGTGTCGTCGTTAATTTCAAAGTCAATGTGACCGCCGCCACCACTGTTGCCGATCTTCATACGCTCCCAGTAGTTGATGTCACTGCCGGTCGAATGAGACCCTTTCCACATGCCAGACTGTGAAGTTGACCAACCGTCAGACCGTCTGAGAAAAAAGCCTTGGCGATAGTCAGCCGATGCTGTTCCGCCACGGCCTGTCGATCCGACGACGACGCCTCCTGTAACAGCGGTCCCCGGCTGCACATCGACAAACTTTCCGGCAACGTCGTTGCCCGACGCGTTTTTGACGACTGATGCGGTACCACCGACGATGAGGTCGCC